AAAGAAGATTACCCGAAATCAGTTCGTCATGTCAACTAAAAATATGACCCCCCCGTCAACCTCCCGTGTTGGGGCAGCGAAGATAGAAGCACTGCCAGCTCAACCACACCGGGGTTCGACGAAGCGACGGCCGACACGCGTGTCGGGGGGCGGGAAACCCCTTAAACCCAGGGAGAAGGACACTTCCGAACCGAAAGATCAGAACAAACCCTCGGGAAACGCGCGAGTGCGGAGAAGTCAGCAAACTCCGTTGCACTCGAAACATCGCTGGTCGAGTCAGGATCTTTGGAGAATGACGCAGGACGATGCATCGGAACGCATATTGGCACTTCAAGCCAAAGTAGAGTTGTTGCAGCGCGAGCTCAACAAAGTAAGAAAGCAAAACAAGATTTCCAGCATCAAGTCCGTAGACACCACCGACACTGGGCCAAAGGAGAAAGCCACTACGCAGACTGGGCAAAAGCTGTCCACTCTAGCAAAAGCATCGTCGCTGCCTTTAATAAAGAGAAGCGGCTCGAGCAGCAGTGGTATGAAAGGAAAAGGTGCCCAGAGTGTGCCGGCAATGTGTGTAGGGGAGGTGAAGATACCTGCATGCATCAGTCCGGCTGGCCAGGCAACTCGAGAAGTCTCTATTGCTACCGTTGCTACTCCTTCTTCCGTGACTGGAAAAGCAGTGGCATCTATCAACCTAGCTAAGAGCGAACCAACAACTGGAGGCACGAACGAAGCCATACCTCGTGACCTCCCGCCCGCACAAGGGCCATCATACGCCACGACAGTTAAATCAGGACCTGTCAAGCAGAGCGAAAAGCCTATCCTGTCTACGATCCCGGAGCAAATCCCGGTTAAATTGATCGTCAAAACACAGGAAAAGCGTAAGCTACGACTTGACCCGATGGTGAAAGTAGATCCAGGCCTCCTTGCTTACCTGCAAGACCAGTTCGCATTCCAACCGCGAACTGCGGAATTGTGGGAATGCATGCATACCAAACTTAGCAAGTATCTTAACACATATGACTTGCAACAGTTTAGTCATGAGAGGCTGTATGAGATGAAGATCAACATCACGGCGGCGGCGATGGCCATACCACCTTGCGAGCAACGGGTCAGGGCCCAATATAAGGACAAGAAAACCTTGGCGGAGATGAAGAAGCATGAGAAATGTTTCGGTGAAGGGGACTTTGGTCGTACCGGTTGGCTTATGAAAACATGCCACCGAATGACGGGTCGCCGTAAATAGGAACTCCGCACCCTGCCAGCTGTCTGTGTCAAAGATAAACCTGGGGCAAGCGAGGCCTTGCCAGGCAGCTGGATTAACGCCAGGGAGAGCGTTTGTAAGTGCAAACGCAAAGTCACCAAGTTATTCGATTATTCCGTGAACGACTTAAACAACACATTCGTATGGACGCATAAGGGTTGCGTTTGTAACGAATTGGTGGCTTTGAAACAACGACATCAATTGGACACGGGCATGAGATATACATCGACACGTGATTTGGCTAAGTATCTCAAGCCCCTGTTAACACGCTTGTTCCCAGTTAGCGAGGAAACTATCATTAATCATAGTCCTGGCAACAAGCGTAAACTCCTAATATCCGCGAAGAAAAGTTTGGAAAAAGAACCAATCAGTAACAGAGATGGATTGGTGAGAATGTTTCTCAAAGCCGACAAAGCTCACGCTGACATCAGTGAGTTAGTTGACTATGGGGCACCAAGATGTATACAGTACCGTAATAAACGCTACTGTCTTCGACTAGCCACCTTTTTACATCCGGTGGAAGTTGCTGTGTACAAAAAGACGGACATTTCAGATACTCCGATCTTTGCCAAGAGTCGGAATTTGACACAGCGCGGACAGGACCTTCGGGCGAAATTTGAATATTTCAACAACCCAACAGTGCTCTGCATTGATCATTCCAAGTTCGACGCACACGTTAGTGTGCAATTGCTTAAACTTGAACACGATTTCTATGTAAAGTGCCATGCTCGTGAGCATACTGCTGAATTGCGGATGTTGCTCAATATGCAGCTGGACAATCTAGGCTGCACGAAACATCGTACATGGTATAAAACGCGTGGAACTCGAATGTCAGGTGATCAGAACACCGGGATAGGCAATTCTTTGATCAATTATGCTTTATTGCGTGATTACGTCGAATTCAATGGTTGGAAAGCATGTTATTACATTGATGGGGATGACAGTGTGGTTATTGTTGAGGGGGATGTTCAAGCTAGCCCAGAACATTTTGCTCAGTTTGGAATGAAAACCAAACTGGAGAAGGTGACAAAAGAATTTCGAGAGATTGAATTTTGTCAAACACGTCCTGTGTTTGATGGAAAACAATGGAGGATGGTACGTAATCCTTTTAGATTAATGGCCAGGTTACCGTGGGCCATTCGCACTATTACACCTAGAATAAAGGGAAAATATTTGCGATCGATCGGATTATGTGAAATGTCACTTGGTGTGGGTCTGCCTGTGGGGCAGTACATCGGCAACACACTGAGCAAAATGGGTTCTGGCTATATGATGACTGGGAATCATTATAAGGCTAAATTGGAGTTTATTAAACCAGAGCGCGTGCAGCTCATACCACCAAGCCCTTTAGCACGAATGGAATACCAAATGACTTGGGGTATATCCATAGCAGATCAGCTTCGCTTTGAACGAACTGGCATTTTTGCACCTACAGTAGAACGGATCCGCGGATATGGGGAGGAACCTTATCCGCAACTTCAATAATCATGGCTCAAAACCAGGTTAAAGGAGGCAATAGCCGTAGATCCGTACCCGCGAACGGCGGTGCAAAACGTTCAAACCGACAACAACCAAGACAACGCGACTCAACTTCCAGCAACGCATTAGTGCGTAGACAACAGGGGACCGGTTCCCCCAAGATGACGTACGGGCCCGGGTGGGCAGGATTAGAGAATGAAGAGATCATCCTAGCAATCACCCCTGCATTTGCAACAACAGGAATAGCCCCTGCAACATCTTGGATGCGACAAATCGGATTCACTGGTGAGACCGCTGATGCTGCAACACGCATCAACGCTCTCAATCTGACCAGATTTATTGGGAAATATGCTCAGAACTTCGACAAATTTATCGTCGAAGATTTGTGGCTGGAATACAGACCTGTTACTCCTGTGACAACGTCTGGTGGCGTAGCATTACGATATGAATCAGACCCAAGTTCGGTTACACTCGACGCCAGTGCAGAATCAATGGCTAGTGGTAACTTGAACTGTCAAATCGCTGCTGCATACGAAGGCATTAAATTGCATGTCTTGAAGAACCAAATCAACCGACTTCCTCAGTATGACGTCCAACATGCTGCTGCTGTGTTAGCCAACCTTGGCACAACATGCGCTGGGTCAGTCCGATTTGCAACGGACCAACTGTTGCTAAATCGCACTTTGACCGTCGCTGCATCAGTAAATGTAGGATACGTCAAGATGAAGTACAAGTTGAAGTTCCTCAATCCGTCTGTCAACTAGGCCACACCTGCTTACGACACATTGTATTTAGAACGACTGAGATTTTACAACGACGTTCCGGGCCGTATAACCTGTGAACTTTTTGGCACAAACTTGGAGCTCCCTTTCGAGGTTGAGCTCTTAGGATGGTGTCAAGTCAATTCAAATCTGTTATCAGCCAATACTATTGTGTTACCACCAGGACGACGAATCAGGGTTACGTTTGAAGATTACTTTTACGGAGTGAGAGATCTAACCACTGATAGGTTATTTGTATTGTCTAGGCAGTTTACTGCCTTTAACAATGCAATAGACGGTAGTGACAATGTCCAATACAAGACCGGTGGAACTATCAACCCTGACGTAAGTACGGTGATGGGACTCGTCGTGCCACAGTGACCCGAAAGGCTCACGTCGCGACCTCGCAACAACACGCTGAGGCGACCCGACATAATACCAAATTATTTGGTGGGGCATGTCTGGGGAATAAAAGAAGCTTAGAGCTCGAAAGCGTTATACGCTCTATCGCCC